CCTGCAACGCTCGTGATTTCAAAATAATAACTTGGAAGAGAGGGTCCGCGCGGACCGGTCGGTCCGTCAGTGCCGGTTGGACCTTGAGGACCGGTTGGACCGACCGGCCCTGATTGCGGGTCTCCGGTTGAACCGGTGGGTCCTGTGGGCCCTTCAAATCCTGAATCGGGTCCGGTGGGTCCAGTCGGTCCGTCTGGGCCTGGCGGACCGGTTGGACCTTGATTCATGTCATCCGATCCGGCAAGTCCGGTGGGCCCGGTGGATCCAGTTGGACCGGTCGGACCATGCTCACTTCCTCCAGTCGGTCCTGAGTCGCCTTGAATTGAATTTCCAACTGGGCCGGTGGGTCCGGTTGGACCGATTGGCCCGGCTGGACCAACTGGGCCAGTGGGACCCGTGTCTCCGGTGGGACCTGCCGGCCCGGTCGGCCCGGTTAGTCCAGTGGGGCCAACCAGCCCTGGGGTTGTTCCGGTTGCTCCAATGGGGCCGGTGGGACCAGTGTCTCCAGTGGGACCAATGGAGCCGGTTGCACCTGAGATGCCCGCGGGCCCGGTTGGTCCCATGCTAGTTGGTCCCGTTGGACCGACGGTGCCAATGGGTCCGGTGTTTCCAATTCCAAACCCGGCCGGTCCAGTGGGACCGAATGCACCGGTGGGGCCGATGGGGGCACCGATGGGTGGTCCGGTTGGACCAGTGGGTCCAGTGGGACCGATACATACATTTTTTTTGGGTTCGGCTGAAGTTGCCTTTTCGCATAAATCAGAATAAGACATGCCGCATATATAATGCATATAAATTTATATGCATTTATATGCATTTATATGCAATCCTAAATGCTAAATTACAAAATGCTTCCGCCGCGATTGAAATACTCTTTGCGGAATTCAATCATGTGGCTGTCGGGGATGCGCTCGCCCCACATGAACTCCTCGGGCGTTCGTGTTCCTTCAATCAAATTCACGATCATGAAGAGCGAGTACATGCCGCACTCCGTGTTGCGTTTTTGGTGCTGCTTCCGGTTTTCAAAATGCTTGAATCTGATGCCTAGAGCGCGTCCTTGCTGCGCGACTGTTTCAATGAATTTGCGAATCTCTTTTTGCGGTCGGTCGCCGGTGCTGTCAAAAAAGAAGATGTAATTATTTGCTTTGGTGTTGCTGTTGCTGCGGGGGGCAATGTTAATGAAGAGTGACACCCAGTGCGCCCCGTCTTCCGTGTGCGGATCCGTGTTGAAAATGACGCCGATTTTGTGCGTGCCCGAATCCACATATTTCTTCAAACTGAAGTTGCAAAGCTCCTCCCAGACGCACACGCCCGCCATCTTGGGTGCGCTATAATCGCTCGGCGACGGCCCTAGAAACTCAAATGCAGGAAACTTGTCCTCGTACTGCTTCATGACGTTCTCAATCTCTTCGCTGCTCAGCCACTCGTCCGGGTCATGGATCCACGACTTCGGGGCTTCCGGGGCAAACGTGTCGTCTGACGACAATGACCCCAGCGCTGCTGAATTGGGGGGCATGATCTGTTTCATCCAGCACGCCTCATTGCGGCACATTTTACCAAATCGCTGCTTCATTGCGGTCCAAATCTCTTTCGGATCGTTTGTTTCAATGCGGGCATCGGGATGACGCGCATTCCATCCGTCTCTCAATTTGTGCAGCGTGTCGTTGTCGTAGCACGTGAAGTAATTCTCTTGACCGGGTCCGCACTTCAGCCGTTCAAAGTCTTTCTTCTGGCTTCGTCCCTTTTTGCCGCCCTTGAGTTTTCGGCGGCTATTGCGTCTTAGGCCATTGCGTCTTAGGCCATTGCATTTTATGCTTTTGCATCTATTTGATTTGAGTGTCATTTTTTTACAAATTAATTACAAATTACAATATGTAAATAATTTATTTATTTCATTTATTTAATCCAGTTTATTTAATCCAGTTTATTTAATCCAGTTTATTTAATCCAGTTTATTTAATCCAGTTTATTTAATCCAGTTTATTTAATCCAGTTTATTTAATCCATTTGCAATTGCTTGGGTTTGGATGGCTTGGACTTAATGTCCTTGGTTTTAAATTTGGGGTCATCCAGGTTGATTTCCTTGAGCTGAGGAATGGAGACCCCATGATTGTGACTGATGTGATTGTTTGTAGCGGGCGTGGTCTTTATCACAAACGTGTCCAGGGTGGGCACGGTGACTTTGTGCTTGTCAAATGACATCAATATCTCCAGCTTTCGTTTTGACGAATCAGTCAGGTTGGGGTTGGGTTCAGCGTCGTCCTCCTCATCAATGTCATCGTGCACCACGTCCTCGGATTCAGTTTCCATGATGGGTGGCAGATGCCCTATCGCAACGCACTCGGCCATGTGCTCCTCCTGCAGCGTGTCATTTTTATCCTTGTTCCTAAAATATGTGATGCACGCCTTGGCATACGCTTCAAATGCCTGAATCACAAATATGTCGTTTACCGTTTCCCCTTTCAGCAATTCGCGCGTCATTTCCACAATCCGTTTTTTGTAGAAGCGCTTGGCTTTTTCATATTTCCCGCTCAAGTCAGCTTCTTTATTTCGCAAATACCTCTCGTACTGCGGCTGGTTCACCATGAGGTCCAACGTCACATGGTCCACTTGGTCTAAATTCAGGTTCATTTATTTTTATTTTTATTTTTTATTTTTACACAATGATTTGCATATTATCTGTAAATATGCAAATGTGTGGCATTTTAGCGCATCTTCTCTGTTTGGTTCTCAGCTTATTACACCTTTTCTCATGTAAAACGCCCATTTTACGGTGAACCTTGGTTCTCTGCCACATACACGTCCTTCAATAAACGTGCGGACGGATCAAGCACGCCCTCGCAAAACGGGTGCCTCCAAAAATACGGAATGGTTTCCGCGCGCCCTTTCCCAGGAAAATGTCGTTCAAACACGGTCCTATAATAGTAGCTCTCCTTGTCATAGGGTGGATTGTGCATAAATTTATGCAAGTCATTTGCGATGCTGACCTCCACGTCGCTCACGCGCTTGTCCACGTATTCCTTAATGATTTGCACCCAGGTGCGCTCGTGCCCGCTCACGCCGTCGCTGAACGCCTCCTTGCGCCGCCAGAGCACGTCGTCCGGCAGCAGCCCGTCAAATGCCTTGCGCAGCAGGTGCTTTTCCACTGCGTAATCCGCACCTTCGCCGAACCGCTTCATCCACGGCGGCAGACTCATCACGAACTCCAAAAACGTCTTGTCCGCAAAGGGGACGCGCGCCTCCAACCCCGCCCCGCTGATGCTCTTGTCCGACCGCAGCAGGTCAAAGTAGCGCACGTCGCGCACCATGCGCACATTCTCGCCCCCGAACGCGTGGTCGCTGGGCGCCTTCGTGAACCCGCGGTACGACCCGAAAATCTCGTCGCTCATGTCGCCGCAGAATATGACCACGTTGTCCGTGTTGTTGTAAATGTATTTGCTGATCAAGTAATTGCCCACCGACGCGCGCACGGTGGTGGTGTCATAGCTCTCAATCTGATAAATGGTGGCATCAATTGCCTCCAAAAACTGCTGCTCCGTCAGGCACACCTCGTGGTGCCGCGTGCCCAGATGTTCCGCCACCCGGCGCGCCCACTTCAGGTCCACGGATCCCTCCAGACCAACTGCATACGTGTTCACCATGGTGCCCGGCGCTTGCGCTTGCGCTTGTGCCATGTGTTTGACCACCAGCGCGGTGGTAATGGAGCTGTCCAGGCCGCCGGACAGGAGGCAGCCCACCGGCCGCTCGCTCATCAGCCGCTTGCACACCGCCAATTCAAACAGGTTGCGCAAAAGCGTGCATGCGTGAAACTCCAGCTTTTCGGGGGATGGATTCGCATCATCCAAATACGTGGGTGCAAATGTGCCAAAGTTGTACACGTACGGCACATCCAGAGTCTCATCCAAGCGAAGGTCCGTGTAATAGGGTGACAGCTTGGTCTCAAACTTTGCATCAGCTGTGTCTGCCGCAAATTTGGACACCGTCATGTAGCACCCCCCCGGAAACTGTTCCACGTGTGCGCAGTGATGCAATGCCTTCATTTCGCTCGCAACCGAGATGTCGCGGTCGTAGTCGCTGGAAGTGCCAATGTAGAGCGATCGCACACCAAAGGGGTCGCGCGCAATGTGAACAATGTTGTTCATTCGGTCAATGAGCACCAGCGAAAACACGCCGTCCAACTCCCGCAAAGTGGCCTGCATGTCGCCGTTGAACATGCGGTACAGGTGGATGATGACTTCACAGTCTGATCCGCTAACGTAAGCATCCGAGAATCCGTGCTTTTGGACGAGCGCGGCGTGATTGTAAATTTCGCCGTTGCAAATCAGCTCACAACCCAACAAAAAAAAGGGCTGGTCGCCGGTGGAGGCGAGTCCGTTGATGGCCAGGCGATGGAACCCGATGCAACTTTGATCCTTTACAATGAACCGGCTGTTGTCCGGACCGCGATGAGCGATTTTAGCGAAATTGGTTTGCAACATTTTCAGCTTGTGCATGGGAATGCGATTGGAGCCAATCGTCTCATAATAGAATATGCCGCACATGGGATGGTGTGATGGATCAATATGATAAATAATGTGCAAAACTCTTTAAATGATGTTCAAAAATATATAAATATTATATTTACACAATACAATAAGAATCATACACACACATACACAATACACTCCCGATACAACAAATAATAACACCAACCAACCAATCCAATGTCCATGCCATTCCAGGAACCATTTTACGGCGTGCCCAACGGGGTGGCGTATTGCCAGCAGGAGCGCACCGAAGAGTTGAGCCAGCGCATGCGTGATCGCAACATTCCGTCTGCGCCGCTGCAACCGCAGCTGGGTGCGCGACCGGTGCTGTCCAAATACGCGATCATGCCCATTCTGGACCAGCGCAAACCCGCGACCGTGCCGATCGCGAACTACCCCATTTACAACCCGGGGCAGGTGTTCAATCCTGGAAGTGCGGTTGCCCCGTGGTCGGGCTACGCCACGGCGGTCAATGTGGAATCCACGCTGCGCAACCAGTTTTTCGCGCTGCAAAAGTGCGAGCAGTCGGAATACGTGCCGTCGTCCAAGAGCGACCTGTACAACGTGCGCATTGACTCGCGTCAGATTCAGCAAACGCATCCGCTGCTGTTCAAAACCGAGAAGTTTGCGCCCGTGAACCCCGACTGCTTTCATTTAGCAAACCGAGTGTTCAACAATTCCACGCGCACCGAACTCAAGAACGTGGAATAATGACAAATTGCATGTATTTTTAAATATCATGTAATGTATATGAAGGAACACCCATTATGTCAAAAGGGACAAGCTTTACTCCCACTTCCTCTCGTAGATCTTCTTCTTCTTTTGAAACTAGAAAACAAAAAGAACGTGGTGATAAAGGAGACGATGAACCAAAAACGGAAGAACAATTGATGGAAGAAATGTTTCCAGATTATGCATATCCAATTGTATATCATTTCATAACTCACGATGAACTTACACACCTGCGTATTTTAGATAACTACCTTGTTGTGCAAACAAATGCATGCAGCGGAATGGCCTATCCATATGGTGGTGTTGCGGGGCAAAGAATAGACCCTTTTTTATCATCCCCTCACGAAATGGGTATTTTGTTCATGCGTTGGGACATTGCGGATCATTTGGACACGTTAAAAGCCGCCCAAGACAAAACACCCTATCAACGTGCCCTAACAGATTTTCAATTTTTGAACCAACATATATTGGGTCATGCAAAGATTTTGCATCATCCACCTTATTTAGCAATATACAATGTTTGTAAACATAGTCAAACGATTAGGTTGGATCAAACAAATGCATTTATAACAATCAATCCAAGAGAAACACATTTTGGATCCATCGGGTTTGAATTGTTCACTGCATTGTTGACAGCCGCAGAGTTAATGCCTAGCTCTGGTGCAGACACATTGTGGCTGGGAATAGACTTAGCTAATCCAGAATTTTCTAAAGTTGCTAAAATATACACTGTTAACGGCGCGCAGCTTCCAATCAACATATTGCAATTGACACGACCACTGCACACACATGAAAGTAGACATTTGGAATCAGAAAACAACTTCAATCAAGTTATGAGTTTGGTAACAAGATTCAGATTGAGCACCATGCCGGTTGTCAATTGTGCGGGGAATAACGCACGAATAATGAGGCATCGTTTTTCATTTGATAGGTCATGCATTCTGTCATTGCGTTTATTTCCATACGTGTCTTTTGACACATCACGGAGTGCGGTTGGCATCACTCAGAAGTCCGCGCAACGTGAAACGTCTGGAAAATTTGTGAGCATTAAAACGATTTATGACCCAGACCTTCAGACCTGGCATGATGTGCTCGCAATGGAAACCACAGTTGTGTCACCCGGACGCTCTCATGTACGATTTGTTGTGGGCACCGCCGATTCGGTGCCAATGCAATATGGGGAAGCCACATTTCACACACACCCGATCAGTAACTATCATGTCGCCAATACACCCATTGGACCACCATCTGGTGATGATTTTCTTGTATTTGTTGACACATTTGTACGTTTTCAATCACCCCAGAAAATTCATGAACATCAATCATTTAAATTTTCATTGATTTCAACTGTTGAAGGAGTGTATATTGTGTCTTTAACCCCAGACGGAATCATTCATTTCACAACTATGCAGCGTGCCAATCCCAATCCACACACATTTGCAGCCAAAACAAAAGCAATCACAGACAGATATGAATACACATTCGTCGATAGGCCAGTGATGGTGTGGCAGTTTCACCCCTTGAGTGAATTGAGGTCGCAGGATGCAGTTCTTGCACACGCGGATGATTACAAACGTTGGTTCGACACGGTAAATGCAGAAAATGGTAATTTATTTGAATGTAATTTTGTGCCATGGGATGAGTTCAACACCAGGCACCAGATTGAAGTGGTTTATTTGGAAAACCGAATTAATTTGCCATGATTTGTTTTTGGTTGTTTCAATAAGGCTTGTATTTTCTTCTCGTTTTTCTTGTTTTCAATATTTTTCTTTTGCTCATTTTAGTTCCAGTAATAACATGCGAGTGATTCATTTTAAATGCCTTGGCATATGCATCCGCGTAAATTTGTTCTAACTTATCAATTGCATGCGTCCCATTGCGTTGGGCTTCGGCAGCTGCTAAATTTCCAGCGTTCTGGAATTCTAAAAAATCGTGCATTTGTGATTAGTGTGTTTTGATTTTGTTATATATAACTTATTATTATATATAATTGTGTGTTTGTTTGGGGGAAACAAATTTAATTTCACATGAATTATCAGATGTCGGTGTGATCACATGTTAAATGCATGTAATATTGTGGCTGGCTTAAAGCGAGCCGAGCAGTCCGCTCACGTAGCCAGAGGTGTAGTAATACACAAGGGCAAACACGACGGCGTGCACGAGCGCAACCACGTGCTTGGAGCCGTTGGGAGGGATGCGCAGCAGCACATTGGGGCTGAGCACGTAGAACAGGAAAACAAGGTAGAGTATGCTGGAAACGTTGAACATTGTGGTGTGTGGTTGATGGGTTTATAACATATTATTATAAAAAAAAATAAAATGTGCTAAACAATTGCAATTGCACACAGCACGTTGCACACACTGCGCTTAATTATTTCATTTGCCTTTTACCATTTTTTTGTTTTTGCGCGGCGATGATGTGCTATTAAAAAAATCATTCAAATGTTCCATTATTTTTTTGCTGATGATGGCATCAATCTGTTGTTCCAGCGGGTCCTTTGGAACGTGTGCGGCCTGAAAACGCTGCATGATTTTTGCTATTCGGTTCCGGAAAACGTCTTCTGACATTGATTTTTGCGCAATGGTGGAACGCAGCGCCTGCGAGTGCATGAACCGGTCCACCAACGTGTGTACGCTCAGCTGATGCACGTAGGGTTTCACGTTGATGTAATACACGTGCCCGTGCTCCATTTGCGAGTGCATTTGGTCGTCCAAAAAGCACACCTCCACATTGGACGGCAGCTTGGTGCACCGCAGCAAATCTTCGTACGTTTTATCATGCGTGGTGCGGCCCATTTCCATCAATTTCCCGTTCACTTTGAACGCTGCCACGATTTGGTCAAACAGGTGACCGCCCAGTTTGGTTTCCATGTATTTGATGATGTGTTCCACCCACGCGCGAGGGCCGTTGTTGTTGGTGTAAACCATGACCCCGCAGCACTCGTTTGCCTCTTTTTTCAATTTCAAAAATTGCAACAGGTCCAGGATGTTCGGACGCAGGAATTCAGGGTATGCGTCCATTAACTGGTTAAAATACACGTATTGCGCCGATGGGTCGTCATTCCATGCCGTCGTGGTGAGAGCGTCGCAAAAAATGCCCAATTCCACGAAATACCCTAGAGTTTCGTCTACATCAACCACCACGATTTTTTTGGTTGCAACTGTTGATGCAATTGAATTGGACAACGACATATTGCGGCGTGCACTAAATGAAATAAATTACTAAATTTAAATGTAAGCTACAATAATTCAATATTAAAAATTATGTGTTTATTTATGTCCATTGGCATGTTTACATTTAGGATGCAACATCCAAAAATCCAAAAATCCAAAAATCAAATGGATAAAATATTTTTATCATCATTTAATAGTACTTCCGGTTTAAGGATTTAGGGGTTTGTGTAATAAGTATCGCGCGCCACGTACCATTAACCATTAAGCATTAACCATTAAAACATGAATGCACCTCCAAACATGAATATGACAAAATCGGATTATGAAAAAATTCTCTCATACTACAAGATGCCATTCGGGAATTTAAGCACGGCTGAGCTAAAACGAAAGGCAGAAGACATTTTAGCAACCAAGCTGTGCAAATGCATCAAAGCGGTGGAGAGAAAGGTGGGCGCTCAAAATGCGATTTCGCTTTGCACTGCCAGCGTGTTTGGAAAAAAAAGTTTAAAATACGTTGACATGTCATGCAAGGGTCGGGCCCGGTTGCACTCTCGCAAGGGACGACGACTTACCAAAACCCACAAAAATATTATATTTGCAAAATAATATGACACGTGATCATACCATAAGCACATTGCCTCATGGTGTTTTTCTTCATTGCAGACCTGGCACTCACACTGGCATACAAACTGGGCGTTTGGTGTTTGGGAAAAACGTACAACGGCATTGCCTATCTTGTCACTCAATCCCCATCCCCATCCCCATCCCCATCCCATGCACGGGATGATGATGATTGCGTTGTCGTCACCATCACTCGTCATGAATATGATGCGCTGCGCAAGCGCGACGTGTAAGTGAATCATTGTCATTTGGATGATGACAACTCCGGTGATGCAGTGTCATCATCAGTGGCATCATCATCATCATCATCATCATCATCATCGTCTACGTCGTCCAAATAATCCATCGCGGAAAGAATGACGCGTTCTTGCTGGCTCAAGCGCTGGAAAATGATAACCTCGTCCATTATGACGTGAAACATGGCCGGATTGGGGTGCGTTTTGCACAGCAATTGCACACCCTTTTGCCCGATTTTAATGTCGCAAACGATGCCCCCTCGTGCAAGAGACAACCGTTCCGGATTCTTCAAATCAATCCAGCGAATGTAGGCCCCGTGCATGAGCCCGTTTAAATCGTCCACGTGCCGATAATCTCTCAGCTTATAAAGGTAGTCAGCAAGCACCGACTGACTGAGCTCCAGTTGCATGAGCTGGCGCATCTTTTCTGCGCCAATTTTGCGCGTGTTTAGATTGGAAATGGCTGCATTGTTTTCATTCTCCAACGCCTTTTCAAGAGCGGGGATGTCTAATTTATTTGATTTCATGATGTGTGTCAGTGCATTCAAATCATGAACTGTGTTTATATTTTTATGTGCAATGCAATTATAAACAATATAAACCTAAAATATTTATTATAACCATTGCATGTATGTTTAGATTTGTTCGAACATTTATTAACAAAATCACAAAAGAAATTAATCACATTTCCCCTTGTGCAACGGAATCATTGATCAAAATTGACAAAATGGATCCTGAACCCGATCCTGAACCCGATCCTGAACCCGATCCTGGACC